CCGAAAAAGAAATTGACGGTTTCACAATTCCGAAAAATCGCACAGGACATTTCCGACAAGGCGTATGGCGGCGAAGTCCGCAAGGCCGAATACTATTGCCCCGACACTAACAAGAATTGGATTCAAGAAACCCGCACCTGTTACGACCCTGCGGCGTTCATCCTACGCACCCCAAACCACGCCATCGGCCTTGACAGTACAGGCAAGGTCGTGGTTGATACCGCTCCCCGAAAGTCCGACAGGCGAACCGTCACTCATGTGTACATGGTGTGCTGGGGCGAGCCATCGAAGACCGAACTCTTTGGAGGTTTTGTCGAAGAATGAGGGTAGTAGTGTTTAGTCGGGCCACCGGAACCTTTAAATAGTAGGACATTGTACTCTATTTGTAAGCGGACAAAGACGACGACACACTGAAACAAACAAAAAAAACATGGAAGGAATTATTATGCAAAAAATACACATACCAGCAAACATTGAAGATGAATTTTGGGAGGTCACAGACCCCACCCAATTTGTGAGAACATACAACGCCCTGCGACGACAACGGTCCAAGATTCGTATGGACCCTCGTGAGCATTGGAACCCGCTCAAGAACAGCGTACAAATTAACTTGGGTGTCGGCTACTCCGCCGACGGCTATTGGTTTGACATGACGAACAAGCAGACCGAAGAACTGCTCACCAAACACGCCAACGCCAAGCCGAACCGGTTCCGTGACTGTATGACAACGCCAGCCGTTCGATTCAAGGTTTCCCGATGGCACATTTCCGTTTGGTGCTACCACGAAACCGACGACACACGCAACAAGGCCAACAACTGGGGTGAGGAAGAATGAGCGAACCACAAGTGTACATGGCTTGCCTCTCATCCTACAACAACGGACTGCTCCGTGGCGCATGGAGAGATGCCGACCAATTGGAAAACGGCAAACGCAATCCCGGAAGCGGCGAAGAATGGGCGATTCACGATTATGACGGCGTTCCCAACATGGGCGAGCATCCCGACATTGCTTTCCTCATCGAAGCCATGCGTTGCATCGAAGAACACGGCGACGGATTCTTCCGATGGTTTGAACAGGATTCATGGAACATGTCGCACCTCAAAGGTGAACTTTCCGAAAAATTCCAAGAACAATACAGGGGAGAATACGATTCACCCAAAGCGTTCGCCGAAGAATATGCCGCCGAAGTCGGATGGCTTTCAAACGACAACAACAACCCACTGTTCCGCTATGTGGACTTTGATTGGTATTGGAAAGCCGACCTGCGCCACTCTTTCACCTACTCTCACGGCCATGTGTGGTGTTGCGAATGAGTCACGAAAAATACATCGGTCACTCATCCAGCCGACCTTGTGAATATCCATCATGCACAGTCGCCATTTACGGAAGAAGGTTCGTCATCCACAGTGACCGCACCCTCCCTCTCACGCAAGGCACCCGCCTTGAAGTGTGTACCGATTGTCACTCAAAGTTCTTCGGGGTGTTTGAATGAGTGCCGGTTGCCCCTGCTCAAATTGCCACGACATTTACGCTCGCTTCATAGCGAGAAAAGTGCTTGAAATGGACATGACACGGGAAGAGGTTGAAGCCTACTTCCGAAGACTCGATGAGGTGAGCGAATGATTCACATCCACGCCATCAAAACCCTCGGTCGAAACGACGAACCGGCAGAACTTCGTGCGCTTCCCGCACCCAAGACAGCGGGACAATTGTTCGACTCCATTATACGGCTGTACAACGACGAAGACCACATCATCGACCTTGAACAAGCCACAAACCAAGTCCTCGGACTCTCCGCCGACAAAGAATCGAAGGTGTTCTATTGGTACAAGGTTGACCTTGAGAGCGACTTTCAGTATTCCGCTTTCATCGCCGTCAAGAGCCTCAACTCCGCAGACCATGAATGGGCCAAGCAAGAAGCAAGACACCGAAGGTGGACTGCCGTGGGAGCGTGTACCCAATGAGTGACGACAGACTTGAGCGAGCCTTGATGGTCTTGAACTCATGCCCTACACCCGAAGAGATGAAGGCCGAAGGCTTCTGTATGGCCCACTTTCTTTCGGAAATGGCATGTGCCGCCGCAGACATTTTGGAGGGGAAAGAATGAACGGAAGAAAGGATTTCACCATTGATATTATGGAAAAAGTAATATCCGAAATGATTGGCGAAGAAACCAGCGGTGACGGAGTGTACCTCCAAGACCGATTGATGTGGGTTTCACAGGTCAACATGATACGCATGACATGCCAAACATGCGGCACCGAATTTGTTGGGCCGGACTACAATGTGTACCACATGCTCGCCACGCACGACTTCGGCCACCGCAAGGAAATGGAAATGACAGAACTCAACACCGCTATGGGTGACGACGACGACGAACCACAAGAAGGGGGTGCAATACTTTGACGACAAAATTAACTTTGAAATGTATGCGAGAGATGCACGAACTCATGGCATACCACTCACAAGTCGCTAAACAACCTGTCAAGTTCACCCGTACCGAACTTTTCAATTTGATGGAAAAGGTTTGGCCGTATGTGTCAAAATCGCCACTGCGAAACCACTTTCCAACAACCGCAGTGTGGGCGCAGTATTTGAAAAAGTATAACGCCAACAATAAACACTCAAGTATTGTTTCGTCAAGACAATGGCGAATAGAATACGAAGACGGCGTAGGAGTACAACGCCAAACCACTCGCTGGGCTGTCCACTTGCCCCCACATCACAGGGGGCGTGAAGACTCGCAGTGAAACGGTGTGTGTGTGTTTAGTCGTCCTACCGAAAGACTTAAATAGTAGAAAGGATTAGTTAATTTGTAGGCGGAACAAGCCGACAAGCCGACGACGCACTACACCAAACAAAAAAACAAATGAAAAAACAGGAAGTGAAATGATGACAAGAATGATTGCCGCATATATGACGATGGGCCAGCAGGCCCGTGGAGATACGACCGCCGAGGTACTTGCCAATTCCGGCATGGACTTCGGTGTGAAGACCGAACCGCTGTACACAGCACAGGGCCGAGAAGTCCGAAGCAAGTTCCAGCGTGTTGCAAGAACAGACAACGACCATACGCTGGGAGTGGTGGGTAAAACCTACAATGTTTTGCAAAACGAAGAACTGCTTGCGATGGCTGATACCCTTGTGGGAACAGGCGAGATTGAATGGGACCGAGTAGGAATGATTGACGGAGGCTCACGCCTTTACGCATCCTTCTCCTTGCCCGACTCCTTCCGCATCGACGGATGGGACGACCTCAACCAGTACATCTACCTCACCAACGCCCACGACGGGTCGCAAGGTGTGCGATGTGTGCCGACGAATGTCCGACTTGGTTGCACCAACCAATTCCGCCATGCGATGTCAAGCCTCAAGCGGGCTGGCATCAACCCCCGTGACCTCTCAATCCGGCACTCATCGAAGATGCACGACCGGCTTGCTGAAATGCGACACGCCATCAAATTGACCGACACGCTCAATCAAAATTTTGCCGACACTGCTGGCGAATTGTTGGCCGTCGAGATGGATGCTGTTGACAGGGCAGAATACTACATCGACATCCTCGGCCTCAAGACCGAAGAAAAATTGCGTGATGGTGAAAATGAACACGGCCTCAAGACCCGTGGACTCAACACCATGAACCACCTTCTCGCCCTTGAGAAGTCCCGCACGAACAACACTTCCGCTATGCGTGACACCGCTTGGCAGTCGTTCAATGTCGTCACCGAATACATCGACCACGCATGGGTCCACAACGCCGCAGGCACCGTGAACCAAAAGCGAGTCGAATCCGCCGTCCTCGGCGTCGGTTCCAACACAAAGGCAAAAGCATGGGATGAGGTGGTCGCCCGAATCATCGCTTGAGTTGCCGATGTGACCGTGAATGACGGCCAGCCACGATGCTTGCCCGACACCAACACATTCCAAACACAAAAAAACAATGGAGGAAAAAATATGTACACAATACCAAAAAGAGCAAAGCAAACAGCAGACATACCAGCCGCAGACCGCAACGAGTGGGGCCACCCATCCGTCAAGTGGGTCTTCGCAGGCTACGCAGACGAAACCGCATGGTGGGTGAAGGCATGAAAGAACCCTACATTATCACTCGCTCGATGTGGGAAGACTACTACGCTGTCCAAATGTCCGGCAGAATCAACATGATGTTGCACCCCCTCGTCGTGTTCTTCATGTCGCACAACGCTTGGCAGAAGTCATTCGACCACTTTGAAACCAACGCTCAAACAGACGCCCTTATTATTGAGGTGAAAGTATGAGTACCTTCATCCCTGCACCACGGGTACGAGTTCAAAACAACTCGGTCAACTGTCCCAACCCACGATGCCTCGAAGAATCACTGTCCCTTGAGTGGCACATCAACTTCAACACCACTGCTGGCAAGGTTCACTGCTTCCAATGCGAAACGCTCATCGGTGAGGTGAAAGTATGACTAAGTTGACCCCAATCGCATACTTCGTCACGGAACACCTTGACCCCGTACACACGGAACAAGACGGTACGAAGATTTACCGATTTGCTGTCACCGAAAAAATGACTCGGTACGCTACCATCACCGGCCCAAAATCCGTTGCCGCCGCCCGTGAGTACATCGAACGAAGCGGGTACAATTTCGGGTACGGCGAAGTGGCCGACGACGGTGACTTCACCTTCAACGGCGAACACGAACCGGACTACGATGGCACAAGCGAACCACGCCTCGTTTCCCGTGGCGTCTTCTCACAGTGCATGTTCCACGGCAGTTCCATGACCCCACCAGCCTCATACCCCAAAGAAAAAATGAAGTACATGGCCGGTTCGACAGCATTCCAATGGGAAGAGGGTATGCACACCTTTGAATCTCGCTGGGGTTCAAACAAGCACCCAGCCGTCAAGTTCGTCACCTGCAAGAAGTTGGTTGACGGTACCACACGCACCGCCTGCAACAACTGCCACGACCGACTCCAAGCGGGTTGGCGAATCCTCCAAGAAAGAGCAAAGGATGGTGAAGAGTGATGGCAGTCGGCGACAGAACAGCGAAGCGACGCAAGCAAATCACCGACCGACTTGCTTTTGCCTTAACAACAAATGGCAACCAGTGGACGACGGCCCGTGGACTCACGGAAATGCTCGCAGACCAGCGCAAGAACCCACCAACCAACCAGCGCAAGCGGTCCACAGTGACCATGCGCTACATGCCAACCAACCACCAAATCGCAAAGTTCGTGAAATTGGATGAGCGGTTTGAAGAAAACCCAGCAGAAAAATTGCGACAAAAGGAATACCGACTAAAGGAAAACCTTATAAACAAAGACTCGCATGATGATTTATTGGAGGAATCACAATGACAACACAAAACACATGCGAAGACCAATGGGGCGATGGGACACAAGTGAAGAATTGGGTGCGCCGCATTGATGTGGTGTTGGCCGATGAGCGAGTATCAAAGTACCCCGTCGTCAAGCGACGATTACAAAAGATGCGACGACACGCCTTGAAGTGTGACCAAGAACGCCTCGCACATATTCAGCAGTGCAAGGATGGTTTTTACGCAGGCGACAAATGGTCAAACCAACGACAGGCGAATGAACACTTCGGGCGACTCAATTCAAAAATGTGGTGGTGCTGTCCGACCAAGAGCCGCAAGCAACACGAGGCATCATGTCCCTTCTGTCAAGACGATTGGAGAACTACCGGTAATGTTGGCGAAAGACTAACTATGACTTGGACACAATCGGATAATGTCGCCGAATCTTGGAACGATTTGTCAACCCCGTCTAACCCCTACACTCACGACTTTGGCGACCCCGCCATCCAAAACGCTTCCCGTGACTGTGTAGTTCTTGCTGGCGTTTCATTCTTCATCGGCAACGATGCAATGACAGACAATAAATTCTATCTTGTTCTCGTTGACGGCAAGTTCGTCAAAGTCTATGCGGGGTTGAGCCAATGATGATTCTATTCTCAACCGATGGTGCTTCACCACAGTTCTTCGCCGGTCTTGGCAGTCCGTGGCGCATCACCACAGACATTGCGTTCGCCACCAAAGTGTCCGATTCAAACCGAGAACTCTATCGCAGGGGTCTTGAAAAGTACACAGGAATCACTTGGCAAGCCGCCCCACTCAAAGAACTATTGCCCCAAAAGTTCTTCTCATGCTCCGAGTGTGCAATCTCTTGGTCGCACGAAGAAGGCATGTGCGCCATCGCAGGTGGAGAAGATTTGGTCGTGTATGGTCCCAAAGACTTCGGCATCCCCATCGGCAGTCCACTACACAACCCAACAGAACGACAAGCATTCATCAACGCAATCAAGAGTCCGGCACAATGTCACTCTTGTGGTGACCTGTTCTGTTCCGAACACAAACCCAACACTCGTGGCAAGGGTGCGAACCTTTGCAAGCCCTGCTACAAGAAGCAGAAAATCGAAGAACGAAAAACAAGGGAGGGGCGAAGATAAACACCCCCTCTCTCTCTTAGTCGCCCCACCAACAGGTTTAAATAGTAGAAGGTTCTACTTAATTTGTAGGCAGACAACCCGACACACCCCACAGGAGAGATACACATGACCCATAACACAGAAACAATTATTGACGCAACACTACGAAAGTACGATTACACCGACAACCTCGCAAGGTTCATTGAGCAAATGACGATTCGTGGTTTTACAATCGCTCGCTTCTTCACCATGCCCGACCGATACGACCTTTACCACCTAATCGACCAGTGCGGCCACGCTCTTGACTATCACGAGGTTGCTCACCAAGCACTGAACTACGAACACACCAACATCACCTTCCAGTACGGAGTACGACACGAAGGCGTCATGGAGCCAAACGGCTACCGACAGACCATCAGCGTGATGCTGACCGGCGACCCGTGGTGCGATGTAGTACCAATCAACGATTGGTCTTTCAGCCACCAACACCCCGACGCAGTAAAAGAAATCGTCAACGCACTTCGCACCGAACTGCTGTCCGACGAAGCCCTTGAAGAAAAATTGGGGGAATACCAATGACCACCATCCCAATCGAAATCGAAGGAGTCATGTGGAACTTGGTCATCGACCGAGCATCACAACACACCGTTGAATCACCATCGGGCAGACAAGTGGTTGCTTTCAAGGCAACCGTTGTCGCAAAATTGGAGGAATCGGAATGAGCATCAAATTCACCATCAACGATTTCGCTAACAACATGGAGGTATTGCTCGCCATCCAAAAGCAGTGTACCGCCGATGTACAGATTGTCGCTCAAGACGCAATCCGAATCATCACAGAACTATGCCACAACCTCGGCATGGACCCAACGACTCTCACAGTTCCTCTCGTTCACCGACTCATGGAAGCCCACCAAGACGCCATGAACGCCGTAAAGGAGATGAAAGAATGAAGGTAAATAAAGAAAAGTTGTTAATCAACATGATTATCATTCATTTCAGTATTGCCGATACCTTGACAGCCAATGACCTTAAAGACTACATGGATTCAGCGTTTGGGAGTGAGGAAGAATGAACATCTTCGTACTTGATGAAGACCCCTACAAAGCGGCCGAAATGGTATGTGATTCTCACGCAAGCAAGATGTGTGTCGAAAGCATACAGATGCTTGTTTCGGGCCTGCTCAACAACGGTGCGCCCGCTCACAGAATGCCTCTCACCAAGACAACCGGCCAGCCACACAAGGGCGGGTACAAAAATCACCCAGCGACAAAGTGGGCCTCCGAAAATTTTAACAATTGGATTTGGCTTTACCAACACGCTCAAGGACTATGCGACCAATTCAAATTGCGGTTTGACAAAGAGCATTTTGCTCAAACACAATTGACACAATTGAAAAAGGCGGTCGTTTGGACAGAATACTTGCCTATGCACATAGAACAAACAGCGTTTGCTCGTTGCCTCAACCAATCTCAATCCCGCAACCTCGACCTGCTCGACCCCAAAAAGTACAGCGCAGTCGAAGCCTATCGCATCTTTTATATGCGAGAAAAGAGTGGCTTTGCTCGTTGGGACAAGGGTGTACCTGCACCGTCTTGGTGGAACCCGACGGAGGTTATTTGAATGGCACGAGTCAAGCGTCTTGCTCTAAAAAATCGAATCGTCAAGATTCTCAAAGAGAATGATGATAGAATTATTTCCGCAAAAGAAATGAAGGACTTGCTCATCGCCTCCGGCTTGAGTTCGTCATACATACCGACTTCCAACGGCGTCGCACAGACCATGAGGATTATGAAAGGTGTGAACTCTCGCACCGTGAGCATGAAAGGTGTCGCAGACGAAACATATTTGAGTGAGGGCTACTACCTTGAAAGCGAAGACGCATGGACAACATGGGTCGCCGCTAAGGTGAAAAGATGAAAATAGGTACTTGGCTCTTTTGTCCCACAGATAAATTGTCAGTATCTTTTTATTACCCTTATAGCAAAAAGAGATACGGTGCAAATTCAGCCTCGTACATCTTCCAACCATACTTCGGAATCGACACGCCGAGCGGCGAAGTCATACTACACGGCAAGAGAGCCTTGTGGTCATTGCTCGACGCATTGTTCCCCAACGACCCGCTACCACGCATACCCATCAACAACGACTTGAAAGACCCAACGCTGGGTAGGATAGTCCTAAACGGACTACTGCAAGACCCCAACGCATGGCCCCACCTTCGATTACAAATACGAGATGGAGATTGGGTTGACCACCAAGCACACCCGACTAAAGGAACCTTTTGTTTGAGCGCATCGCCGAGCGCATCGGAGATTGACATTACCCCTAATCTTCTGTTACTCGCAGGGGAATACAAAAGTTCGTACAGTATTCCCTTAACATTTCAAACGAGAACGAGAATTAAAACAATTCCCGCATTAGTGATTACTTTACCCGAAGATGAAAATTACAAAGTCGTAATCATGGATAGTATTGGGGGAAATCATGTTATATTTTCCGTGATAGAAAAAGAGGGGTCCGGATTCCGACCACAAAGACATGACACATTTCCGGTTTCGGGAGTTGAAAAAATCACTAAAAATATCGGGGAAAGGTTGGATTTACTTTCCACAATCCTCCGCAGTAATTTTGTATTCCCTCAATTGAAACCTTTAGACAACGGAATGAGATTTGTTGAGAGGGATGATTTGGAGTTCCGAAGGTTCCAATCATGCAATTCTTTTTCCTCTTTGAACGAATCACTGAAAGAATAAAACGCTACACTGCGAGCCAGTTCCCTAATTCTTTCATTACTTCATAGGTATTTCAGTAAAGGCTTCCTATCTTAGTTATTACTTCTTTTCTTAAACCTCTATGAAACAAAAAAAGAATTAACACATTTGAGCGCAGTACATCGTTTATTTCTTTTCCGGACTTCCGAATCAACAAAAACAAAGCCCTTATAACCCTACATGCGTACCACAAGATATGGGCAAGCGCAACAACAACCGATTGGCACAAAGGGTATGGACATTCTTGACAAACCACGACGACGCCATGACAACCTCTTCTATCCACAACCATCTCGTTACCGTGTACGGTGTTCGTGACATACCAAAGCAACAGACCTTGACACAGGTACTTCTCCAATCCCGCATGTTCAAGCGGGTTGGATGGTACAACGAAGTAACATTTCAAACCCACCCCTTCACCGGAAGCATGAGCGCACTAAACCGAAGCACAGGTATTCCGAGTACCAACCTTGTGTGTATCTTGGAGGCCCGTACAATGGAAGAAGTGTGCCAGCCCTACCTCGACCCCACTAACTCCCCACTCCGTCGCTTAGACCGTATGCCAGCGTTTGTACGGAAGCATGTTGAATCCCTACGAGGTGATGCACAATGAAGATGATGCAATCCTTCCGTGACATTGACATTTTCTTCAACGACGGTACCAAACAGATTAACGCCAAAAATACTTTCATCTATGTCGAGGGTGAGTATGGTTTCATCCCTCTCATTTGCGGCAAGGCTGTTGAAGCGAATGGTTACGAGATTGGACAGATAGCATCGAAGTACCAAAATGTCGAATCCTTCAATCGTTTCCCGCAACCGAACCTCCCAACATGGCGAGTCACTCAAACCAATGAAGACACTATCTTTGTCGCTATAACAAATTGGTTTCCGAACAGTGACGGTAAAGGTGAACCAAACCCTTCTCTTTGGAGTAACTCGTACCCCGTTATGAAATCCCTGCTCCAATGGTTGCAACAGAATGGGTGCAAGAATGTGACTACCTTGACGAGTATGAACATCCTTGACGCAGAAAAGAATTCGTCTGTCAATGTACATAATTCGCACAACGATTGGCAAGGCAAGTATTCCGACGAAGACTCATACCTCGCTCTCCCTGCGTGGTCATTCCCGTGGCTCGCAGACAAGATGGGTATGTATGGTCGATGTGTTGTCACCAGCCAAGACGAAGGACAGTTCATTGACTACGAAGCACTCACTAAGACTCAAATTTGGTTGTCGTTGCAAGGTCTTGACTGCGACAAGAGTGTTACGGAAAAAACAATCAACATGCTGATGAGTGTGGAAACAGAAATCACAAGTCAAGGTTTCGATGAAGATGGTTCTATGGGGGAATTTCAGTGACTCGTATTATTGACCGAATACTTAACTTTGCCAAAGGTAATTACTATGTCGATGTCGAAGACAAAATACCAATCTTCGTAACCTCGATTGGCGCACACATCTTCAACGCAATAAACAAGTGTAGCCGGTGTGACTTTGACCCGTTGCACAACGCAGACTTCAACATCCCGACTTGTCCACTGCGACATAACTTCGCACCGATTTACACACCAATGTCACAACTGGCAGACACACGAGTCCACATCTTGATGCGTGGTGAGAAGGGTTCCGGTAAAAGTATGCTCATCAATATGTTCCTCGCAGAAGGTACAGGCTTGCTTTACACACCAACGGCGTTTGAGGATGGTTCCGGTTTCCGGACAATGCTCGGACCTAACTCGGTCACGGAAGCAGGTATGTTCGGCTCCGTTGACGAAGATGGTAACATTGTAGGACGCCCCCTCGCTCGTGACATGTGTGGTGGATTCCTCGGCTTTGAAGAATCATCATCGCTCACTGATGCAAACAAGAAAGACCACAGCGTTGACATGAAGAATCAACTCCTAACTTCCCTTGACAATGGTCGGGTTGAGAAGGCGATGAGAAGCGGTAGGGTTCGATACAATACCCGCTATACTATGTGGGGCGGTACCCAACCTTCTCGTCTTGAGATGGAGTCCGGTCTTGACCGTCGTCTGTTCATCATCGACATTGAGATGAGTCCGGAGAAAGAGGCGGCGTACAAGACGGCGCAACACAAGCAGGTCAATATGACCCGTGAAGACCGAGCCATGCTCGCCGAAGAAGTGATTCACATTCGCAATTGGATTAACACCCGAATGCTCGACGCAATCTTCGACCCTCCGAGTGGTGTCCACTTCTCTAATGAATTAGGGACATGGCTCGACCGACCGGACATTCGCTCTTTTGAGTCCGACCTTTTCCGGCGCATCGCAATCGGGTACGCCATGATGAGTGATGAGTGGGTCGGCAACCAAGTCCTCAACATTACTCTTGACGAAAAATTACTCAAGATTCTTGAGGCCGCACTTGTCATGCGTCGCTCGGTTATGGATTCCGACGCACGACTCATCAAGGATGCGTTTTGGATGCAAGACATTACCAAGTCCACCTTGCTCAAAGAAATCGCTCGCATCATCACCCGTGGTGACTACACTGCGGCGAAGCGGTGGATTGACGACAATCTCGTCAACCAACCGTGGTACTGTGAATATACCCCCAAGACTAAGGGGCGAGGTCGCAAGGGTGTCATGTGTCGAATAGGAACCTTAACAGACCCAGCCCAAGTGGTACAGAAGTGGGGAGGTGAATCCGATGAGAAGCCAGCGTGAGATTGAACAACGACTTGCCAGCGAAGGTAGCGCACTGAACATTGAAACCTTGCGGTGGGTTCTCGATACTCCCGAATGTCCCATGTGTGGTATCTCAACTCGCAAAGAACTTGAGGTCGAAATCCATGTGGGAGATGTGAGTCCGTCGTACCTTGAGGAAAAGTATTCTTGGCCTGTCGGCACTGTCATGGAACACATGGACAATCATGTGGACTACGACCCCGAAGAAGCGAAGCACATGGAAGCAATGAGGTACGAGAGCATCAACACCCTCGATGCGGCGCAAGACATTGTGAGCAGACTACTTGGTTGGCTCGATGAACTTGAATCCATGAAGGACAGTCAAGGTGGTATCACTTCCGAGTGGGTCACCGACGCCGCAAAATTGGTTGCTCAAGCGAACACTTCCCTTCGACTTGTCGGACAATTGAAGAAAGAGATTGGGGTTGACTCGCAGTTATTGTTAGCGCAAAAACAAATGGATGGTGTGATGGGCGTACTTGTGAACACCCTCCGTGATGAGCCTAAGTTACTTGACATGATTGAGTTGCGGGTTGCCGCTTTGAAGCCCCCTACGCACACCGTTGATGTAGATTGGGAGGATTGAGCATGGAATGGAGAAAGGGTCCGAAGAACAGCCTCTACGCTCGTCGCATTGAGCGTTCGGAGTACCCACAGTTAATCGCCGCCATGATGGAGCATGGTACCATGTGTTTGATTACAGACAAGGGTTTGGTTTGGTACTACGGACCCTATGTTATCCAAAGTATTGTTGTCCGAAAAGTATGGGGCATCAGTCACGCTCAAATGCAACGCTTGAAGACTCACATTTTGGAACATGACCCGTGGGGAGGTGCGGAGTATGCAGGGCATCGTTATCTTGACGAGTGACGAAAGAGGTTATCGGGTCGGCAATGTTGTCGAAACCCGTGGCATCAATTACCCACCCGTCGCTCCCAACACAACATACATCATTCACGGTGTTAAGGTTACCGAAAAAGAAATCAAACGGTGGACTGATGTTGTTTCGTATAGGATGGTTTTCGTTATTGACAAGTTACCTAAATTGTCAAAGAAAATTAAGGAAGAAATAATCGTGGACAAGAGTCTTAAGGCTGGGTCCACTGGATTCAAAAGGGAAGTGGATATGATGTTTCGCTGGGACAACCGTACTCGTGTGTTCACCGAGATTAGCAAGAATCCAATCCCAATACCTCTCGCACTGTCCTTCCTACGCAAGAATAGGGTTGAGGAAATAGAACTTTGGAGGCTGTTGTCACAGACCAAGTTCACCCTACCGGCGATGTACACCGAAGCCCTTCTCGCATACGGCGTTCGACCCCGAAGGGGCATGTGGCAGTGGCCCAGCAAATCCGTGAAGCATGAATCCCCACCCGACGGATTCCGAGAGAGTGATAAGTATTGGCGAAACATTATTGCTCTTGATACCGAAACAAGAAACACTTTACGAACCAGTAACGAATCACTTCCCAAGTCTGTTAAAAAAACACAGGAGAGGGTTTTGAAATGGGTGTGATGGATGTCCTCGTTTTCATTATCTTCTTTGCTTCGCTCGGATTCAATGGGTACTTGATGATGAGGGTGATTGAACTTCAAATCATGTACGGTCACGCTCCCCGACTGAATACTGTCGGAGTACCTAATCTATACCAACCTCCACACATGGAAGCGGCTCAACAAGCCGAGGTTGCGGCGGTCGCAATGGATGCGCTGATGTGGTATGACTCATAACTGTTGAGGCAACATTAAATAAATCACTTGCTTGGGACCAACCATGAGCGCAACCAATCGTCGTGTCCGACGAGCCATTCTCGAAATACTTTGGGAAGGTGGGCCGATGACGAAAGAAGATGTTGCCGTCGCTCTTGGAGAGAAAAAAGGGGTCAACCACATACCTTCCCCTCACTCACTCTCCGCCCTACTGTGCAAGTCCCACTCCGTTATCACGGTCGGCAAGCGCAAGGTCGAGAATATCCTCGGTCACCGTTCGTCGCATTCGTTATACGATTTGGACCGTGAAGTAGTATTAACGAAAGACGAAATCAAGTTCATCCGTGAACCTTCGACCATGACTCCAACGGAGCGCAGACAAGCCATGAAATGTGTGGCTTGTGGTCGGACTCGCATCTTTCCTCCGGACTCCGAGGAATGTTTGCATTGTGGTAGAATATCCGTTTAGTCGGACTACCGAAACCTTTATAAGCCCAGCCGTCTATGTATATTTAGAGGCAGGGAGATGCGAGCCAAGACAGTACCACATGTTGAATACGAGATTTTGAAAGAGGTGTTGAATAACATACCTCTCGATGAAGTCGAGGATAGCATGGTTGACTGTCCGGTAACCGAGAAGCGTTTCACAACAGCGGCCAAGAATATCGCTGGTTTGATTCGCAACCTTATGGTCCGACGCCAGCATCGCCTACCTCACACACACAATGATTACAAACAAAAGGAGGAATGAAACACATGACAAACACACAAACAGAAAAACCGCTACACGCCTTTTCCGGCGAACGCTCGGATGCCGCTTTTACCTGCGGCGAATGCTTCACACCGATGACCAACGACGGGGGAGTGGATTGGCCACACCGCTCTTGCGGCCATTCCGAAGTTGGACAATTTAACCCAATCATCAATTGGAGGAACACCAACGATTGGTTGGATGCGGTACGCCATCGCTACAACCTCGGCGACTGTCGTAGTACACATGAAGTGGTACTGCTTTCCCAACTTTTGACGAACGAAATTAGAACTCATAACGGATTACAGAAAGTGCTTGATAGTCAAAGTGAGCAGTCGGGTTCTTCCGTTCTCACAGCACTACCGCAAAATGTATTGAGGTTCGACCGACTTTTGTTGCTCGCAGAATCGTCGCACCAAAAAATCAAGATGCTGGAAGGCGCAATTAAGTTCGGGGTGAACGCATGAGTCTTCCCGCAATACATTACAACACCTACACACAGGAAATCAAGCATCCTAAACCGTGGCAACTCGATGAACACGGTGAGCCTAATGTCAACGAGTTCGTTATCAGCGACCCTTGCTACTACATCAAGGACTCCGAATGGCATGATTTCTGTGATGTGTGGAACGCCGCCACCAAAAGTCAAGGCTACGGCTCCAACATTGTCAAGTGGAAAGGTTTCAACCTCGTTATCCAATCGACGGGTGGCGACGGCTCATGGGAATACACCGGTTTGGGACACAAGGATTGGCACTGTGGTGGTACATCTCACTGTGCTGACACAGCATCCATTTGTTGCATCCCCTTTGCTCTTTGCGACACCAACCCTTTAGAGAATTATGCGGGTAAAGGCATCATCGGTCACACTGACTACGGTATGAAAGACTACCCCGAAATCACTTGTGAGGGTGGCTACACCGGAGTCGGTGAACCATTTGCTATTGACGGAATAGTACAGAACGGCTACACTCTTTGTTGTGGTCAATATGTGGACGACGACCAATTTGAATGGTGTGGTAGTGGTTCATGCGAAGGTTGTTGGTCTTGCTTTGAATGCGACTGTGAGGATGATGAACAATGAGCGCAACACGAAGCCCCTTCAAGGTCGGCGAGAAGTTGACCGTTTCTCAAATCAAGGAGTGTGCTGGTCGCACGACTGTTCCTTCCAAGACTGGTGGGTTCATCATCACCGCAGTGGTGAAGACCAATCATTCCAGTGGTGGATATGTCTTCAACGCCGAGTCCGTGAGGGCTGTCAACGGTCGCAAGGTCGAAGTCGCTTGGCATCTCATGCACCCAACCCGCCGAGCAAAGAACGGAAACAAGATGGTTTCAAGGAAACAATACTTCTCGGCCTTCCGTGTACTCGTACCGGAGGTTGAACCGAAGCCTTATATGCCTCGCAGTGAAAGGGAGATTGAAGCCCCTGTGAGCAAAACGCAACCGGCTGGGACACGAAGATACAAAGGCATCGTACTCGCAGACTTTTTGGAGGATTAAATATGAAAATAACAGTAAAAATTGACCTAAGCCTTGACCTTGATATTGACATTGACGAACTAATGGGGGATAACTTGCGTGAAATCATTTGTGTGGCTCTTGAGCAAAATCACATGAACGACATTATGGATTCTATTGAGGTGAGCGAATGAGTTACAGCAACCTGCTTGAACTCGCTGTCATTGTTGCCAACGATGTTTGGGAGTACGACCGTGATACTGTCGAATACATGTGTGACGAGTCCGAGGCAGAAGTCGTCATTGACTTCTTTCATTCCCATGAAGACAAGTTCGGCTCCGATTGTTCACTCCAAATCGCATTTGCGGCTCAATACCTTTCCATGAAGGAGGCGGAAGAATGAAACAAAGCGAGGCAGAAAACATGGATAATGAAGATTTTAGAGAATGGTGGATAAATGAAGTGAGTGGTATTCCCAAAGGCGAATTGATTCAAATGTTTATGACTGACGAATGGCAACTCATAGAGGTGGAAGCATGAGTGCTTCATTTTACGCTCAAGTCAACAAAGTGCTTGAGGATTTGAAGTACCTCGGTCGCCTCGATTACAATACTTTTAAGAGTGTACTTTTCCCACAGGCTACGGAAGATTACCTCGATGAGAAGTGGCTCTTGTGGAACAAGGACAGGCTCGGATTCATGTACTCATGTTCTTCCGACAAGATAATGTTGCTTTGTGACTACATCGAAATCTGCAAACATGGCGGGTGTGGTAATTGATTAACAAGGTCGCACGATACTTTACTCGTCGGGTTCTTGACTCGAAAGGTATGAGGCTTTGTCCTCTATGTGACGACGCAGTTATCGGCAACCAAGAACACGCTTGTATGATTTGTACTCTTGACGCAACTTTTGGTATTGAGGTGAAAGTATGACATACAAGGTTCTTGGGCGATGGACTACATGCCCCCACTGTGGTAAAACATACAAGGACAAAATCATTGGAAGAATCCCCTGCCCGCATTGCGTCAAATGCACACGACCGGAGAAGTGCTTCCCTCAATTTGAGGGTCGCTACCACTGCAAATTGTGCGCCGCACAGAAAGTGATTACCGACCTAACGGGGGAAGAGGAATGAGCGTTTGGGCTACACACCACCGACCCACAAGTCTTACGGGAATAGTAGGTCAGCCGGAACTCATCGCTGAACTGCATCAAATCGTTCTTGGCGAACTGCCGATGCAACACTACTTGTTCTTTTCTCCGGAGGCTGGTACCGGCAAGACCTCCGTCGCTCACGCTCTTGCAAAGGACTTGGGCTGGCAGTTGGTCACCTTCAACGCATCTTCCAAGAGAGAGCGAGGTATCGAGTTCGTTGAGGATGTTCTCATTCCTATGACCCGAAGTGGTATTCAAGAAAGAATCTTTTTGCTCGATGAAGCGGACCAATTGACCGATGCCGCCCAATCCGCTCTCAAGGGTGTGATTGAAAACGCTAACGGTTATTTTATTCTCACCTGCAACCGACTCCCAAAGGTTTCACGCTGGTTGCAATCTCGGTGCCAAGTTCGTACTTTTAACGCAATACCACTCTTGGACATGACAGAACGATTGACCTCTATCGCTGTACAGACCGGCAACGGTGACATTTCCAAGACTTCTGTTGGTGTTATCGCAAGGGCGCACAGCGGCGACCTGCGTAATGCTATCGGTGCTTTACAGACCTACTGTGGTATGAGCGGGCGAAGTGCCGAATCATTCCTCGATGGGCTGACCGCACCCCACATCGACTTCTCGAAAATGCTCATAGTATGTTTTCGGGAAAAGAACTTTGAAACAGCAGTCAAGATGTTGAAGGGTGATGTTCGGTACCAAATCCGAGAATGTTTCCAATACGCCGTCGAATCCGGCGCAAAAGTACAGTCCAAGATGCGTGTCATTGAAGCGGCGATTACCGCCGAGCGTGACATAATCAACGGTGTGGATGAAGAAGTAGTGCGCTACAACTTCGTCCGTATGCTGGTCGGAGGGAGCCAGTAACAACCTTTATATCCCCCCAACATGACGACAAAATACAGGAGAAATCTACATGGTAGCATACGAACAGATGATTGAAAAAGTAGCAACGCAAGTCGGAACTGACCCCAAGACGCTATCGGCGAAAGCCGAAGCAATCCTCGCCCAAGAAGGCGCAGGTTGGGAAGCATCCGGCAAGAACGAAGAACAACGCAAGACTCTTGCCCTACGAGTAGCGGCACGACAATTGGTGGCTGAAAAGGCAAAATTGACCCGCAGTGGTGCAACGATGTACGAAGGTATGTTCGTCAATGTTCCCCGTGAAAAGGATTGGGCTAAGATGGCCTACAACAAGATGAGCAAGACTCTCAAGGCTATGCCGGACATGGCACAACGCCTCGCTCTTGTTGGTCAAGGTGCGCTCACCATCTACGAGAACAACCACGACGGTTCGTGGACTCGTCACGCCAACCCTTCTTTGTTGAATCAACAGGACTTCGCCGAGGGTACTCGCTCCGACGAAATCACTCAAATCCCACCACGACATGTGGTGCTTGATGCGAACACCTCGTTCTCACTGATTTGGGACAAGGCAACCACACACTTCGCAAACGGCAAGCCGAACTTCAAGTACGGCTCCGCTCGACCACTTGAAGAACCCGACCGCTCGTGTCAATTCTTGGGTCGCAAGGCTGGCTCCAACGACGCTCCAAGTCTTCACGACTTCCGATACAACGGTGTCTTGGCAAAGCAATCTTGGCCGACCTTCGTCACCGGTACTATCGGTATGAAACCTGCCAACCGTGAGGGGATGGCATACGGCACAAAGGTCACCGCCTTCACCGCTGATGCTGACCTCTCTTCAATCTTCACCGCTCCACCTCTCATGGTTGACGAAAACGGTGCAAGTGGACTCGTCGCTGACTGGCTTGGGGAAACGCTCATGTCTTCTCTCGACAAGTGTCACGAACACTACGCAACTCTTGACGACAAAGCAAAGTGGAACACCACCTACGCTACCGTTGTTGAAGTGGTTCACATCGACCCTCGTGAGAACGGCGGTTTCATCGTGACCGTGGCTGATGCCGATATTATGTCGGAAACCCCACCAATCGAAGTGTATGTCGGTGCCTCCGAGGAAACCTCGGTTGACTTCGGCGTTGGTTCGGAACTCGTTGTTGTTGGCTCTCCGTGGGTCACCCGTGATGGCGAGGCTCGCTTTATGACCTCCGCATGGTGGTGCATGAACCGCATCGCACCTCTCGCTGACACTGACGATGGCGAAGACGGCTGGGATTGAGTCGCATATAACTTTGGGGGTAAAGTAAATGTCGAATGTAGTCATGGGTGAGCAAGCGCAAGCCGCTCTCTTGGAAGCAATCAACCTTGTCGCTGATGCCGTGGAAGGTACGCTGGGACCGCAGGCGAGAACTGTTCTCGTCACGCATCCCGAACGACCACCGGCAGTGTTGAACGACGGTGTGAAAATTGTTTCCTCCGTCAAGTCCGAAAAACCTGCGGTACAAGCCGCAGTGCAATTGTTCCGACAGGCCGCACTTGAGGCTCAACAGGCATCGGGCGACGGTACTACAACGGCAACACTACTTGCTCGTGCTATCTGCAACGCATACACCGACCATCCCAACAAAGTCCAAGCCGCTCAAGAAATCGCTGAACTGACAGACGAAACCGTTGCATACATCGAACGGCAAAGCGAGGAAATTGACTTTGATGCACTCACTGACGAAGGTGAATGGGATGAGTTAGAACAGCGGTTAAAGTTCGTGGCTACTGTTGCCGCCAACAACGACGAACCTCTCGGTGAACTGGTTGCTGAAATCTTCACCGAACTCGGTCCCGACGCACTTGTCAATCTCAAGGTCGGCTCTCTCGACCACACGATTTGGTCACATGCTATCGGTACGAGTATTCCCACAACATTCGTTTCTCCGATGTTCTGCAATACGGACAAGCGAACTGTGGAGTATCACAACCCGCTGTTTATTCTTACCCAAACAGTAATTGAAGACTTTGAGGATTTGATGCCTGCTCTTGAAATCGCAGTCGAGAACAACCGACCTCTCATCATCGTCTGTCAAGACATTAAGGGTGTTGCTTTGTCAAACCTCATCGCTAACCATGTAGGAGGCGTTGTCAAGGCATGTGCCATCAAGGTTCCCTATGCTGACCCTCTCGCTTGGATTGACGACATTCAAGCCCTTGTGGGTGGCAAGAACTTCTTCGATGCCAAAGGTCACACTATCGCCGATGTTGTCGCTGGTTCCAAAATGATTGGTTCCGCCGACACAATTAGGATTACCGAAACAGAAACCGTTATCATCGCTGGTGAGGTTGGGAAGGGCTTGTTGCCTCATCATGTGTTGAATCTGCAAAAGCGAGCCGCCGCTTCTGTCCATTCTTTCACCAAAGAGAAATTACTTACTCGTGCCGCAAGACTAAATTCAAAGATTGCTAACATTCACATCGGAGGATTCAGCGAGGCTGAAATTCGTGAAACGAGGGAAAGGGTTGACGATGCTGTCAACGCTACCCGACTCGCCATGAAGGGTGGTACTGTTCTTGGTGCTGGTGTGACTCTTGCACGATTGACTACCGTCACCACGGCACCTGCCACCCGCACACGCAACGAACGCTGGGAAAAGGTTCTCCTTGAGCCGGTTCGTGTGTTGACCAAGAACGCTGGGAGTGAGCAATCGCTCGCAGATATTAGGAAGTTATTCGTACAGAAACACTACTATTCCAATCTTCACAAGGCGAAGTTCAGCATCGAAACACAAGACACTTGCAATGTGTACGACGCTACGCTTGTGCTTGTGAACTCAATCAAAGCCGCCGCATCAATTGCTCGGCTCATGCTACTCACCGACCGAATCGTTTTGGTGGGCGAACAATAGGCGAAGCCAACCTTTATATGGCTACAATAGGAGGAAATAATATGTCTTGGGGAACTAAAGCAACAGAAGCGACCGTCACTAAAACGGGATTTGACAAGGACTACTACCGTGGTCTTTTTGAGAACAACACCGCACAATCGGTGCCTGTACGCATGGCACTAATCGGCAAGGAGAACTGTGCCAAGACCGGTACAGCCATCAGCATTTGTCGGCAGGTACGGCCGAAGGGTCGCATCTATGTGTTCGATGTTGATAACTCGGCGAAGGCCACCATCGACTCCGCATACGCAGGCGACGATGAAATCACAGTCCTTCCCCTTCTTGACGAGCGTGACGATAGCATCTTCAACGACGATGCTACCGTGAACTACGCTAACTTGATTGACAAGGTGAACTACTTCGTGAACATTGTCGCAGACAAGTCAAAGGAAGGAGAAGATATTGCCGGAATAGTATTCGACGGTGGTTCTACTTTCTTGAAGTGGTGCGAGTTCGCCATGACTGATGTTCTGCTCCGAAAGGGCGTTATCAAAGAAGAAGGCGACTCCTTCAACCAAAAGGAATGGCGCACCCGCAACCAACTCTTCCGCCAAGTTATGACTCGACTTCACGGTCTTGCTGTGCCTTGTGTGTTCTTCACCTTCCATCTCAAAGATGTGTCGAACTATGTTGACAACGGCTCCGGTGGCAAAGTTCTAATGAAGGTCGGTGAGCGACCGGAATGGGACAAAGGCACCATGCGCTTGTTCTCCCAGCAAATCTTCTTGTCACGCTACATGAAGAAGGCTGATACCGCCGCTGGCGTCAAGGCTGACCCGACTCTCAAGAACGACGACGATTGGGTTGTCAAGGCTACCATTGAAGAAATCAAGGGACAACACATGGAGTTCATCGGACAGACCACCACCATCCTCTCTATTATCAAGGGTAAAGTACAATGGGCCGGACTTCCAATGCTCACATGGGGTGAGTGAAGTGAACGGTGAATTGTTTGAAGCGTTGGAAGGTGTTATCATCGCACTGAAAGACAGAATCGAAGCGATTGAATCCCGCCTTGCTGATTTGGAGTTCACGCTTGATGAACTTCCCGAAGTAGGGAACATTGCCGCCGCAGTCCAAGAACTACAAGAACTTCACGAAGCACCCGCCTCCAAGTTCACACACTACATTTCGGGGGTGAAACAATGACCTTCGTTGAAATCACCTCCGTTGACATCGCCAACGCTGACCTCGCTCGCCTCTTGACGGTTATGAAGCGCAAGCAGACTGTCAATGGGAAGCAACAGTCGCAGGTTGAGTCACTACTCTTGACTTGTATGCACACCGGATTTGACAAGGCGGAAGGCAGGGGTGGACAAGCAATCGCCACCAGCCTAACGAGGGACTTGTCGGGATTGACACAGGTCACCATGCCTTGCACTGTCAACGGCTCCGATGTTTGTAGCATCCCCATCCAAAGCATTGACAATATGCTGGGAATCATCAAGTACCACGGCACCCAATTGTCACTCATCTTCGATGAAGAGAAGAATCGTTTGAAGATTAAAAGTACGGGAAAACAAACAACTCTCGACGCTTCAAAGAACGCTAAGGCATTCTCCCACAGTCCGGACACTATCTCGGAGTTCCACATGAAAGGTATTGAACTAACGAACCGTATTTGGCACACTGACGGTATGTACTACATCAGTGCTACTAATGAGCGCATCCACCCTTTCGCCAAATACACTGTTGATTCGACACAAATGTACGAGGCTTTGCGTTGCGACACCATGAATGGACAGCGACTCAACCGCTACACTATCGGTGCGGAATACGGCTCTCACCACTTGAAGGTTCAAGTCGGCGACATGCACCTCGGACAAACGACAACCGATGTTGCACTTGAAACAATGGCAAAAGAAACATGGGAATGGCAGTTCGACGGCGGTCTTGACGAAGTGTTCAAATTCATGCCATCCACCTGCGACCTTTACATTTACGACTTCCGTGAATACGGACAAGGTATGCGAATCTTCATGCACTGGCCTAACATTTTGGGTGCCAGTGAGTTCTTTGCTTTCCAAGCGGGAGTTCTTACTTATTGATTACGACATGGTGGGGTTTGCACCTCGAAAAAGGGTAAAAGTGTACCTCCAACGCATGAGGGAGATTTGTGTTTCTCTTCCGTACCCGCCCCGCCGCCGTCGTATATTTTGGTGACTGTCATGGAAGACAACACTATCAATACTCTCAACGGTAGTCTTAAGGGACTATCAATCGAACAAGTGCGGGAGATGTATGACCACACAGGCGGTCGTCTTAAGGGTAGGAAAATCTATCTTAAATTGGCCTGTCTTGCTGTCCTCAAATATCAAAGCAACGGACGACCTTTGAGCGCACGACAGGTTCGTGAGTTAGGCGACAAATATATCCCTAACGGACAAGGGTGGTCGAACCAAGTGGTGGGAAGTGTTCTCGGAATGTTATCTCGCATGGGTTTGATTGACCGTTCATACGACAAACCTCATACATATTGGTGGAAGCATGAATTTTGAAATACGCACAGGGGATTGCGTCGAACTGATGCGGGGGATGGATGATGAGTCCGTTGACACCTGCGTCACTTCCCCTCCCTATTGGGGTCTTCGTGACTATGGTGGTGGCGAAGGTCAATTGGGTCTTGAAGCCACGCCCGAAGAATACATTGATAATATGGTAAAAGTATTCCGTGAAGTCAAGCGTATTCTCAAACCCGAAGGTACGCTGTGGCTCAACATAGGTGATTCGTATTGTGCTGGCTCTCGCAAGAGTGGCGTTGCGGACTCCACAGGTGGCGACCGTGGTCTTCCTACTACTCACCGCAACCAAGCCTCCGGCGACCTCAAGCAGAAAGATTTGGTCGGCATCCCGTGGATGCTTGCATTTGCCCTTCGTGCTGACGGTTGGTATTTGCGCCAAGACATAATTTGGGCTAAACCAAGTTGTATGCCGGAGTCTGTTCGTGACCGCTGTACGAAAAACCATGAGTATATTTTTCTTTTATCGAAAAACAAAGATTACTACTATGACCACGAAGCCATCAAAGAAGATACCGTGAGCAAGGCCGACAAGAACAAGTCTGCTTTCACATACGCCGATAACGAGGATTGGGCCAAGAATAAAGATGTTTCACGAATCAGTAAGGCTAAGGGTATAGCAGATGCTCGTGTTAAACAATACGATAAAAGAAACAAGCGCAGTGTTTGGTCGGTTAATCCAAAACCATTCCCCGAAGCACATTTCGCAGTATTCCCCGTTGAACTGATTGAACCTTGCATCCTCGCTGGTTCGCCGTTGGGTGGGTTGGTCTTGGACCCCTTCGGTGGTGCAGGTACTACGGCAATAGCGGCTATCAAGCATGGTCGCAACGCTTTGTTGTGTGAGTATTCCTCCCATTATGTCGAGATAGCACACAAGCGAATCTTCGCCTACGAAAAAGAACTCGGTCTTGACAAAGCGAACAGGGAGTGGTTCTAATTCCAAGACACTGCCTTCGCAAGTGTAATGGGTGCGGTCGAGTAGTTATGTCCGCCGCTAATAATCACCGGATTAGTATAAATGGTGAGAGAGCATACTGCGGAACCCAGCGTGTCGTTCGTGATGAGGAAACGATTCGGGTTTATATGGCTGACCAGTGACTTTATATCCCTCCCCCCTAATCAAGTATCATGGAACAGTACCCGCTAACCGAATCCCTAAAGGAGAATCTAATCCTCAACACCATTAGAATGATGGATGTTGACGAGGATGCCAGTCCGAATTGCGAAACAGAATTTCAATTCGATTATGGTGGCCGAACAATTGTTGCTTCGGTTAAAATTACCGAAATACCAAAGGACAAATTATACAGGGACCGAGATTGGTTGTATAACGAGTATGTCAACAAGGGTAAAACGCTCAAAGAAATAGCATCAATTTTCAATATCACTCCGATGAGTATTCATCAATGGCTTGTCAAATTAGGCATCCCTGCAAGACCTCGTGGTCGCCGTCAATAACCTTTATATGCCTACAATACAAGGGTATATTGGGGCAGACAGATGGTTGACACAGACAAATACGAAGGACATACAGAAGGCGAATGGATTGCTGATGGTGATGATGAATGGGGATGGGCTGTTGAAACACCTAAACATGATGACCCCTACGCCTTCATTGAAAGAAGAAATGATGATGGGGAAGTAGTATCGCTTAGTGAAGCAGACGCACGACTCATAGCAGACGCACCACTCCTACTCGCAGAAGTCATACGATTGCGTGAGCAATTGAAAGAAGCAAACGATGTTATCCAGTACGCTCTTGAAATGTCAAGTGATGATGATTCAACAAGAGTGTTTGAGGATTACTTAGAGGTGATTGAATGATTGTTGAGCAGAAAGGCAAAAACGATGTGGTCGTTCGCTATCGTGACAAAAACGATAAGCGTCAAGAAACAGTAATCAAGAAGTATCTCCCGTACTGCTATGTCAGCGAAGAAGACTCAAAGTACATTCACGGTTATACTAAGACCAATGGTTTCACAGGAGTCTTCGGTACGCCTCTCGTAAAAGTCGAGGGTTATTCTACTTGGGATATTCGTGAAATCAACAAGACCGGACACACATGGGAAGGCAACATTCCCTTCACCAACCAAGCATTGACGGCACGAGTCAAGTCCGGCGAGAAGCCATTTGAATCCTACAACCACAGGGTTTGGTACCTTGACGGTGAGTGGAAAATCAACAGTGGCGAAATCACAATGCTCTCGGTCTATGATTCTTTTACGGAAAGACTATACTCGTGGGCCGTAATGCCTAAAGGTGCTTATTGGGATTCTCTCGGCAAAGGGAAATACAAGATGCTCAAAGGTGAAGACGGCAAGGAGTACCACTTTGATACTCCCGTCATTCTCTTCGACACCGAGGCTGAACTCTTGTCGCATTTTGTATCTTTCATGCGGAAGCATGACCCCGACATTATCACCGGTTGGTATGTCACGGGAGCCGACATAAAACAAATCATGGAACGGTGTGTCAAAACCGGCGTTCGTGCCAGCACTATGTCGCCGATGAACAAGTTGCGCTACGAGTTCAAAGATTGGTCACAACCAATCGTCGGTCGGAACATTATCGACTTGCGCCTCGCATTCCCCAAGTTGTACGAGTTGAAGAATGGCAAATTGCCGAACTACAAGTTAGATGATGTTGCTTGGGAAGCATTAGGGGAAAAGAAAGTCGAACTCAAGGATGGTCACGATACCTACTACACTGACCCCGTTCTGTATCTTCACTACAACCGCATAGATGTTGAACTCCTTCCGAAGTTAGACAAGATGGTCAACGCATTGGAATACTTCATCGCTGTACAGCACATCGCTCAATGTGAGATTCGCTCGACACCACACATCACGCAGGTTTTCTCGTGTCTTGCTTTGAGCGACCCACAGTTCACAAAACAATTGCCAAGTGAACCACGATTTAAAGCGGAGGCGTATGAAGGTGCGATTGTCATGGATGGTGAGAAGGGCGTGTATGACGACATCGGTATTTTTGACATAAAAGCAATGTACCACAGCAATGTCGCTTTGCACAACATTTCTTGGGACACACTGTACAAAGATGGTCAATTCGGCGTTGATGTTCGGGACTGTGGAAATGGGACTCGTTTCTTTCACGGGGCAGATAAGAAGGGTTTGCTTGTCCGACAAATGGATAAAATGACTGTCTTGCGTGACCACTACAAGGTTTTGATGAAGCAGGCTACAACCGAGGCAGAAAAGGTGCGATACGACGCCTTGCAGTACGCTACAAAGTCCCTCGTCGCTTCGATGTACGGTGTGGCCGGTGACAGCAAATACGGGCTGTATCACCCCGAAATCGCTTCGGCCATCACATACACCTCTCGACAGACCTTGCTGAAATTAGCATCCGTCGCAGAAGACATGGGTCACCCTGTTGTGTACGGTCACACCGATTCGGTGATGTGCCAAGTATTCAGTCCCGAAGAAGGGATGAAATCGGTCATTGAAATGAACAAGCGTATGCACCCAATCATCGTGCAATTTGAGAAGTGGTCGCAGTCATTCCTACTGATGGAGAAGAATCGGTACGCCGGTTTGGTGACTTGGACCGATGGGGAATACCACGAAGCCAAGCGTTATGTTAAGGGAATAGAAATGAAGCAAGCGAGGATGCCAAGCGTGATGAAAAATGCGATGGGTCTTGTCATTGATTCGGTGCTAAAGCACTACTGCTCCGATGATGTGAACGCTGAATTGACTGAACTTATTGAAGGCGTCATGGAGAAGAAGTTCCCCGATGAAGACTTGTGTATGAAGGGTAAATTGACAAAGGACTTGAAACAATATACGAGTATCGCTGGTCCCGCCGCAGGCGCACAGTGGGCCAACCGTGTGTTGGGTAAAGGTTACCGAGGTGGTGACTATTTCCTTTGTAGTATTGACGAGAAAGGCAATTACATAGCCTTTGACGACCCATCCGAAATCGAAGGCGTTGCCAAGATTGGTCGGCAGGTAATGGTCGAACGGTTCATCATCAAGAAGGTTTTACCGTATTACCAAGTGGCTAATTGGGATATTGAACCGTTGCACCGAGCCATGAACGGCAAGTCTAAGGTACAGTGGTTCTAAGTGCCGGTTAGACAGGTTTATAAGAAGGCGTTACTTGGGAAGGGTTGATAGAGGATGGCAAACGGCGTTCGTGGAATCAAAAAAATGAGCCAAAATCAATTGACGCAAGCGTTGGTTGAATTGAACGCGAGAGTACACATGCTTTCCACTGCTGTGTCTAA